TTTCAGCAAGTTCCTGACGTGCAGCTATTTCAAGTTCCTGCCTTTCTGCTAAATCAAGTCTACGGGGATCTATTCCGTCTCCGTCTTCTCCTTCATAAATAGGATTTTGTGATCCACCAAGTGGTAAACCACTTGCGTATCTTTTTATTAATTCTCTAATTGACATTGTTTGATCTGGTATTGTTTGTGATGGTTCCAATATAACCTCATTATCGTTATATTCATCAGCATTAAAAATGTTTCTAATTTTCATAAATAATTATTTTTTCTTTCTATTTCTGCCATTTTTTGCATTTTTTTAAAAGCAAAAATATGTCTTTCTGATAATACTTTTTCCTGTTCCGTAAAACTGGTAAATTCTTTTGATATTTTTATATCTAATTCTTCACTTATTTTAACCATATATTTACTTATTTTAACCTTTTCTTCTTCATTATACATTTTATCTTTATAATATCTTGGCATTGCTATTTTTTTTCCATCTTCAATTGGAACATACATTCGTTTTTCCAGATTGTTTTTATGCCATTTAATCATTGCTTCTGTAATATAATTACTTCCTAAACCTTTTGACATTACACTAAATTCTTTTTTTCTATCATCATTTTGATGCATAGGAATTTGTGATTTTTTAGACATATACTTTAACGTATAACCGATACTGGCAGCACTAACATCGCCAATATGATAAGAGCCAATAGGCTTATTATTAATAGTCCAAGCCCTTGCAATATGATCTTTATTAGCATTAAAAAGAATAATATGATAATGTGGACGTTTTTTTGTACTGCCGTATTCCCCAACAGCATAATATTTAAGTTTTTCATCTGTTAATTTTCTTAGTCTTTTAAAAAACTTTTGTAAATCTTTAAGATCAAGCGTCATATAACCATTATTTGTAATTGGTACATATTCTGTATCATATGTTAATGTTATAAAAAGAGCGGAATTACTCCGCTCTCCTTCTTTAACTAATCTAAAAGACCATCCAGATGTTCTACGTTTTTTACAAGGAGGACATTTACCACAAGGAAAAGGAATATGTTCTCCTTTTATTTGTTCTTTTTTATAAAAAAATCTCCAGCAACTCGTGAAGCCATATATTTATATTCTGCGTAACGTGGTACATAACCAAATGTTTCATTTCCATTTGATGTGTAGGCATAAATTTCACTATTTGTAACAGGTTGTTCTCCAATATGAGCGAATGATGGCCAGTAATAATCTAAATTATCATTTTTTAAAAATGTTCGTGGTATACCTTGTTGATATGCAGTTTTAGGCATAACAGACATTACACCTATAATATATCCATGTTCTTCACAATAATAACTGCCTGATCGACCCGATGATACTGAAATACCATGTCCAGCCATATTTCCCTGTGGTAATCCGTCTGTTTGTCCAGTTGTATTAACAATTTCACTAATTACAACTGGTGACTTTACACCAGTTATATATTCTGGTCTTTGTAATCGTTTATCAGAAGATTTTACACCAAAATGTGTTAAAATACTTTCAATATATCGTGTGCCACCTCTTGCATTTTTTTCTAACCACTCTTGTAATCTAAAAGCTCTACGTAAATCGTTAATTGTTGTTGGTTCTACAGTTGCAGTTGCATCAGGAGAATATAAACCAGGTGTTAATACTGATGGTGCCGGATCTACAGGATAAGCAGTTCCGTCATCTGCTAAAACACTTTGATTACCGCCTAAAAAAGATTTACCTTCTATGTTTTGATATGGTATTACTACTTCTCCTAATGGAATATCAACCGCTGCACCTTTTTGTGCAAATGGTAAAGATGCAGTAAAATAATCATGCTCCCACGCTCTTTTTCGTAAAGTTAATAACTCTTTAGCACGTTCTAAACTTGAATAATTACTGCCATCTGTTAATTTATAATTGACTGGTGCAATTAAATTTTGATCTCTATAATATTCATTATATATACATTGATAGGCTGCTATAGGTAAAGCACTGATATTTTCTGTAGTAATTCCAGTAGTAGGTGGCGGTACACCTAAATAGTCTAACGTTTTTAATAATGGTAAAAGTTCTGGATCATTTAACCAATCTGCATCAATTGGTAAATATGGGGCTACTATTTCTGTATCATTACCTGTAATAAACTTTTCCCAATTATCCCATAAAATACGATTTGGTACAAAGAAATAATGCATTGATACATCCATTCGATGCATAACAGGTGCAATCAATGGAGCAAATCTAATTAAAGATTCACAACCTAATTCAAATTTGTCGCCGGGTACACATTCTAAAGTCAATATAGGTGTTAAATTACCCATATCTGCACTTAATTTCACATCGTGTGTGAGGTCAAAAACATTCTTTTGAGGTCTTTGTAATTTAATAGAATTAAATAAATTTTTTGCCATTTGTTTTTTATTTGTTTTTTAATAATTATATAAGGGGTGACTAACCCCTGGTTGTTATAGTCTAATTCCGCCACGTGATACATAGTATGTGCGGGTTACTTTACGTCTTTTGCCATAATTACCCTTTCTAGGTGTTCGGCGATAGTTCCTTCTTCGCATTTTTTTGTTTTTAGTTTGTTATTAAAATATTTATATATTGCTTGTTCAACGTACTTTTTAAGTAACTCTTTTTCTGAAATATCTGCGGTATTGTATAATTTTATTAACCTTAATATTTGATCTTGTGAATATAATCTCATTTAAAATATTTTTGACATTAATATTTTTATAATATCTTGAGCTAATCCAGTTCCAATACCTAAATTATCTAAAGAATTTCTCATTCTTTTTTCAAATTCTTTTAAATCATTTGTTAAATCAATTCCTTTTCCTGTTTTTTCTAAATTGTCTCTTGTTAATTTAGCTATTTCTATTTGTATAGGATTACTTAATGCTTTAAATTGATTATTTAAAGATAAAGCATAAATTTGGTTATCTAATATTTTCAAATTTTTTTCTTCCTTTTTTACTAATAAAGGGTTTATAGTGTCATTTTGGCTTCTTTGTTGTCTTAATAAATTAGTAGCTTCAACTAATTTATCATAGGTTGCGTTACCTACTCTATTTTGTATACCTATTTTTTCTTTTAAATCAGGTATTTGTGATCTTAAAATATCATTTTGTAATTCTTGATTTTCATTGCGCAGTCTCATACTTTCCATATTCATTTTTTGTACTTGTATATTATTAGATTTTCCTAATACATCTAATTGAGTCTCATTTATTTGAGGAGCTACATAATCTGTACTTCGTACTGGTGCTCCTTCATTTGTTTGTTTATATATAAGATTCGGGTTAAGTCCCGCTTCTTTAAATCTTTGCATTTGTTGTTGAGGTGAATTATATAAATTCAACCTTTGTTGGTCTTTTAATGCGTTTTGTCTGTTTTGATAGTTTGTTAACATTGTGAGTCCAGTATTTAATACTGAACTACTTGATGGGGCGCCACTTTTTGCCCAAGTGGCTAGGCTACTCCATATGCTCATAATATTAGCTTTTTTTGTTTTTTTGACACAATATGTATTTTTTTGTTTTGTTCAATCGTTCGCGTCGTACCTCCTTGTCCTTATTCACTTTCCAAATATACATCTTTAGTGTCAATAAGCACTAATATATCAAGGTGATTAGTGCTTATTACTGACGCGCTACGCTTGTCTTGATAAATACTGCCGTGCAAGTAAACTTGCACAGCGGTATTTCTCTGTTTTTAAGACTTTTCAAGTCCATCTGATTCAATGTATTGAATCTGTTCTGACGACAGTTTTTGATCTGTCGTTATTGTTTTGTTCTTCAAACGTTCTTCGATTTCAGCAAGTTCCTGACGTGCAGCTATTTCAAGTTCCTGCCTTTCTGCTAAATCAAGTCTACGGGGATCTA